AGATTAAGTCTAACGCCGTTTTTCCTTGAACAGCAAAGCCAGCTTCAAGCATTACAATTCCACCTTCATAAATTTTTGTATTTGCCTTCACTGGCAAAATTAACGTTCTTCCTTCTGCAATTTCAACTGTATTTCTTCCTGTCGTTAATGCCATCTACTTCACTTCCTTTCCATATTTTTCAATGTCTTCGCTGTTTACTCCTAGCATCTTGCACACTCTAATTGTTGTTTCATCGTCTTTTTTCTGAGTCGTCTTGCCGCCGAAACTAATTTCACCCATAGGGACAACTTCTGGGGCTTTTTCAATAAACTTCTCAAATCCTGCAGGGTCTTTTAACGCATACTCTATAGCCCATTCTTTTTGCGTAGCTGTAATTTTTCCAGCCTTCATGGCTCTTGTGACTAGCTCTTCTCCGTCCTTTTTGTCTAATCTTTCTTTAAGTTTATCAAACTCACTTGCTGGCACAAACCCAGCGGGGTTTTTTAAAGCCATAATTGACGATGTAACATCTTCTGTTTTTGAAGTTTCGTCCAGTCCCAAAAGTCCTAAAACAGTCTTGTTCGCTACAATTTCTTCTCCTGTCCCCTCAGCTTTTTTATTAATAATTTCTTTTAATGCTTCTACGATTTGCTCTTCTGTCGCATCTTCTTGCAATCCTAAAAGTGCCGCAATTTTTTTTGAATCCATTTCATTTCCTCCTTCATTTTTATATTCTTCAAGGTCTACTTCTTCCGAAATATCCTTATTTATAATTGGATACATGTTGTTTATAGCTGGTGTGTTGGTGAGGGCTACCGAGTGAAGCACCACAGCCCGCGAATCTGATTTTCTCGTTAGCACAACAGGAGATAGGTATCTATACTCTTTATTTTCGAGGTACTCCTGCGCCTTCTTGGTCCATTCAACTTTAGCAATAATTGCTCCGTCTTCCATCTTAATATCTTTTATCCACCCCCCAGCAGGAGCTTCAACATTCTCTAGTGTTTGATGCTCATAGTCAACTACAACGTCAAGTCCTCTTTTTTCAAAAGTATCCTTCATTTGTTTAAAGCTTTCTGCATCAACTATAAAGTCGCCCTTTAATGATGTTACGTTCCCCACAGGTAGAATTTTTACTTCCCCTGGTACTCCTTTCACTTCTATAGAATTTGCTATAATTCTGTGCCCGTTTTTCATCTGTTTGTTTTTTCACCTCCTGCTGCCATGTTAGTCTTTTAAAATGACCGCGTTATCGCGCGCGATAACGCATGTTGTAGCCTTAAATCATGCCTTTTGCTACCTAAACTACTTAGAAACTGTTTAGGCTTATTTAAGCTCCCTCCTTTCAAACGCTTTTTTTAGCGTTTCAGGGTAACCTTTTAAGTCAGGTTTAAAAGAAATCTTAGCGGGGTTCGTTCTGAAATTACGATCTGGAAGTATATTCACGAAAGTTCCCTCCACCACACCTGCTCCCGGCATTCCTTCTTCAACTTTTATATTTCGTTGTTTGACTTGTCTTTCTGACAGTGTCACAACTCCACATCTACACTTAAAGCCATTTGGTGGATACCACACATCCCAAACAGGATCATCTGCTCTATATACTTTTTGATCCATCGCCCTATGTGTAAGTCTCGTTTTTCTGTCATCGACCGCATCGTACATCCAGAAAGGTCTCAGCTTAACAACTGTTGGGTCTGTTATTTGTTTGTAATGCCCTACCGAATAGGCAGTTTGCGCATTGGTTCTAAAAATGTTATCAGCTTGAAAATTAGTAATTCCAGTATAGCCTTTTTCGTCAAGAAACTTATTCATATCTTTTTTGAATTGCTCCATAGTCGTTCCCTCTTCAATCGCTGTTAAAAGTGCTCCGTGAAATTTGTTTAGTACTTGTACTTGGCTGTAGCCCGAAACTGTAAATGCTGATGCTCTATATTTTTCAGCGAGCGAATAAAACTCTTTAGGGCTTACAGGAAGCTTTTCGCCAAAATATTCTATAGCTTCCTCAAATTTTAGCGGGCTTCTAAGGAGCTTAATCAGATCTTTCATTTTCCTTCATCCTCCCAAAAATATCCGCATAAAACATTACCTTGTGAAGCAACTCTTCAAGTTTTTCGTTGTCCATCTCTTCGTACAACTTCAGCACTGATTCATCTGTCTTAAATACTTCTTTAATTTCTTCTAGCGATTTGGCTGAATTTACAAGCTTTAGTACTGGATCGAAGCTCTGTCTAAACATCTGTGCACTTTTCTCTATTGAGTGTTCTATTATCTCGCTTACTTTTTCTTGTTGATTATTGTGATTTTCTCCACTTTCTTTGCTCGCATCGTCTTTTAATACCTTCATGCTTTGTCTATTTCTCTCTCTTTCAGGGGCAACTACTTCCTCATTAGCCTCTGGCTTTGGAACTCCAAACTTTTTGTATATATGCGAAGATGCTATTCTAAGACCTATCTTATTTACGAGTATGTCATATATCTCTACCGTTTCTTTTAGGTCTCCTGCTTCTTCGCTGTCAAATCTTAGATACGGTATTCTTTTGTTCTCTCCAAAGTTAAAGAGCACAAGCGGTCTTATAAGATCTCTTCTCACAGTAGCTGCTAACGCTTTGCAGTCTGCCATAGTTAAATCATGCCTTACTTCATTGTGCGTTTTACTTTGTGCAAAAGACCCTCCACCGCTGTCTGAAGTCAATGTTTGCCCCAACAGCGCTTTCGACATTTGTTCGTCGCAGAACCTCGCAAGAGATTCGTATACATTGATTGAAGTTGTTTTAGCACTTTCTTTAAACTCGATTTCTGTGTTGTCAGGTATTATCCCCGCCGCATCTGTGCCAAGCATTACGAGCGCCTTCATTAGCGCTTCTTTGTCTTCTTCTGATGCGGAAGGATTGTACTTGCCAAGTCTAAGCGGCATTCCAAAGACTTCACAAAAGGCAACCCAATCCTTGACGTCATAATTTTTGAACAAATACATCCATGCTACTACTCTCAGTGTGCCTGCACGAGAAGGATGCCCTGAGCGTGCCTTATACCTATGAACAATGAACTTATTCTCTGGAACTATAATTCCATTTGGAAACTCTTCAGTCATTACTTTGAAAATGTCATTTTCGTCCCAAAAGAACTTTTTCTGATGCCTCCACTTAACGTCCTTAATGGTGTGTTTGTCATTTTCATTTTCCCAAATAATTTCACTTGTAGCTATTCCTTTCCCAACTGCATCTAGTAGGTCTAAGAACATGTCCTCCATTGATTCAATGCTTTCAATTTCTTCTTTAACAAATTCAGCAATCTTTTTGTCGTACTCGTCATCTGAAAAAGGAATAACTTCAAAGTCAAGCCCAGTAACTGCGTTTTTCCGAGTTTGAAGTTGTGAAAAAAGATGCGGATCTTTCTCTTCCATTTCTTCAAAGAGTTCCATTTGTCTTAGCACGTCTCCCGAATCAGCTTCTCTAAAAATTTGTGCAAGCCTTGTAGGAGTCAACCCGTTTGATGGATAAGTAGAATATTTATCCTGTATTTGTACTGCTGCAATTTCTCCCACAATTGGTTTTTTGAATTTGTTTTGAATATAGCTAAGTGCTCTTTTAATCAAATACTCGCCTCCTAGTAAGCTCCTTTTTTAAACTTCAGCGTTCTTGATATAACTGATTTGTACTCTACTTTTGTGCTACCCTTTATGTCAAGTGCAAGTCTTACAGCCATTTCGAGTCCATCGGGAGCATCGTCATTTCTTCCCATCGGGTACTCTTTCATTTGCTGGAGAAGTGTTTTATGCTTTTCATTGAACTTGATGTACCCATTTTTTATCATTGGTTGTAGTGATCTAATTCTTAAGTCTTTGTTTTGTCTGCTTATAATCTCTTCAATGGGCATATATTCTCCAGCTTCAACTGAACGTTTTGCCATAACCTCTTTGAAAAAATATTGAAACTGTACCGACTCTACTCCGAACCTATGCAAGGGTTTCTTGTATTCTCGCTTTAGCCTTTTTGAGGTTTCAATTGCATCTGTTATGATTGCATCCGGTTTTCTTTTCTCCACCGAAGCAACGAGTATATACATGTATCCTGATTTCATGTCTTTTGCAAGCACTATAATAGAAGACATGTCGCTTTTTTTGTTTTTCCCAAGCGAGGGATCGTTTGCGCCAATGAAGATAAATCTGCTATCTGAAAAATCAATCTCGCCGTCTTGATAAAAGTCAAACCATTCTTCATTGAATGTGCATGAGTCTGGGTCGATTGGATCGTTTTGAATCTCACTGTTAAAAGATGACTCTCCTTCTGAAATTTTCATGACCATTAGTCTGTAGTATGAATTTTTCTCTTCCCACAAAACCTCCGTACCTCTTGTCATTTCTTCTTCGTTACTTCTAAAAAATTCCAAGGCATCTTCTTTCCTGCTGCCATTCTCTAGATTGGTAAATATATCTTCCCACACTTGCCACAAAGCACTTTCTTCAGCAAAGCTGATTACTCCTCTGTATTTTTTACTGTCGTATTCTGGATTAGAAAGAACTTTTGATAGAAGACTATCGTAGTGAAGTATTGTCCCTATATATACTATGTCCGTGTAGCCATCGCCCGCTTTTGAAACTGCTTTTTTAAACCAATTATCAAGTTTTCTTCTTTGCTCTGGCGTGTTCACGTTTTCATCGTTCTCAACGTCATCAAGCACGATTAAATCAGGTCTCCAATTTCTGTGCCTCCTACCCCTTATCTTTTTCCCTGACCCAATAGCTTGAATTTTTATATCTGTCGAAGTAAGTATTACGCTGCTTTTCCAAACCTTTTGGTCAATGGGGCGACAGGTATCTCAGCAGGTTATGCAACGGACATCCCACCTCACAACTTGTCTGAAGTCATCGATGCAGTTGTCTACATGATTGACCATCCGTCTGCTAAGTTGGACAAACTCATGG